CTGAAAGACACATTACTTGTGTAGCTGCTGCTGTGTTTCCTAGTTCTTGAAATCCACGGCGCAATTCATTAATCTCACAGTTCTCATCCATCACTGATCCATTGAGTCCAAATCCAAATTGAACCCAACCAGCAGATCCACCTACAGCAATACGACAAGGTGCTGTAGGATATGAGAGAATATCAGGCGCTCTTGCAGAGCCGTGTGATCCTGCGATAGTAACAGATCCTCCCTGTGATTGTAATTCTGCTTTCAGCCTTGAATCTACATTTGTTTCTGCTGCTGCCTTCACATCTACCGCAGTAGTTTGTTTCACTGAAGTAGATTGTTTCACAGACTTAGAAACAGGAGCGGGAGGAGGAGGGGTAGGAGTTCCTCCAGTGGCCCATGCAAGAGATGGAATCAGAAGTGACAGCAGTGCTAGCGTTTTCATTTTAATCCTTCAATTTTAATCCAATGGGGTATGTAAATTTCCACTTTACTTCCTACTGCGAAGTCTTTAAAGGTTCCTTCCTGATTTGGTAATTTAAGTTTACTGCGATCAATCCAAATACTATATGATGTAGGCGTGACAATAAAACGTTCATTTTTATTCTCTACTACAATATGTGATTCTTGAATCCCTATTATAACTCCTTGTTTAGACTTAATACCAGAGATTCCGGGCGATTGCCCTATAGGAATATACTTTTCAGTCATAGGACCCATTGCAAATACTGCAAGAGGTACAGATATTACAAGTAGAAAAGTTCTTCGGATCATATCGATGCTTCCCTTTCTTCCTGAGTGAGATAATTCCAATCAACAGTCTCTTCGTCAATATTAATTACAGGTATTTTCTTTGGTAAAAATCCTGGCTTAGGATCTTTAACAGGTATGATTTTATCTGCAACGATCAAGTTTCTCAATAGGTCACCGAGTTTGCTGACGCTATCAAGATCATTGTGAACATGTTTCCAGATATCATTCAAGCTGAGGACTCTATTTGTAGCCTCTAAAATCTGCATTACTTTGTGCGTGATATCCGAGTCTTTTGCTTTTCCAAATTCTCCAAGAGCCTTAGGCATAAGTTTCTCGGTATGAGACAATACTGTATTGGCATGGACGACAACATCTTCTGTAATTGTGGTGGAACAAATTCCTGCTGACTGGATAAGACAGAGCTTAAGTAAGTGCGTAAATCTTCTATTTGAATAGCTTTCAAATCTGACATCATTTATTCCTGTGTAGGTTTTGTAAATTTTGTCAAGAAGTTTTCTTGCGCCTGGATTGAGATTACCTGCTCCGATAACTGAGGTTTTGATTTTCCTGAGAAAGGTAACGATTTCCAACGTAGTCTCAATTGAAGGTTTTGAAGGAAAAGTAATTCTTCGTCCAGTTGGATCGGAGTACGCGAGTAACAAACGAGAAAAAAATCCCTGTCCAAGAATTTCAATTGGGAAAGCAATGGAAAAACCAGTTGGTGTATTTCCTCCGAGGATTGATATTGTTGGGTTAGGAATTGCCACTGACTTAGAGTTTTTGACGCGTGATTCGTATACTCCTCTATAATCCCAGAGAGTTCCAAGTAGGGAAATGAATTCGAGATTGTTGTTCCCGAAGAAATCATTGAATTCGTCTGCCATAATGAAGCAATTAGATACATCGGTAGCTTCCTTTCCCCATAGGGATGATTCAAGTGGATCTTCTGCCTTATCTTCACCAGCTAGATCGAGAAGAAACTTTTCTTTTGAAGTCTTATCTGCTGCAATATCTGTATATCCAGCTTGCATGATAAGACTCTGCACTATCTTAATCGCTGTACTCTTTCTTGTTCCTGGATTACCAATTAACATTACATAGATATTAGGATAGATATCAAAATGTCCATGCTGAAAATGGAACCTCCTCTCTAAGAAGGCTCCAATTGCAGCAATAGCACACCAGCGATGAAAAAAGATAGGACACTCAGTTTCTTTTACATAGGAGAGATACTCTGAAAAGAAGTCATGATATGGAACTCGCAGTGGTACTATGTTTGACTCAATGTTTGAGGGCATTTCATGTTTAAAAACCTCTTATACATTCACCGCTGTATGTCTCCAAGGATTAACACCCTTCCTCGCAAGCATGAAATCATAGATCAGCGCGGTCTCGTCGTCTCCTGGAAAATCAAACAACTTAAGTGCACACACAGACTTACCATCTGGAAGAGATCCTGTTCTTAAAAGTTGCATGTATTGTTCCCTTTCTAAAGAAAGAGAGTACCAAAGACCGCCTTCATTAAGGGTAAACTCAGTAAGTACAGTCATATTAATCTCCAGTTTCACTCCAGTAAACAGCGCCAGGATTACCAATCTTAATTGCTGCTGGCACTGTGAAAGTACGATAAACTTTATCAGCCCCGAGAACAGTTACAGGTATTTCCATCCGTTCTTTTACCATCTGACATAGATATTCATGCCCTCTCCGATACAAAAATAGGATTGAATCATGAATCTGTGCTAGAAGTCTAAAATTCTTAGAGTGTACCGGATGTAAAGCAATTTCATAAAACACTCTAAGCCAACCAATGTTTAGTGTCTGTGCATTCAATGATTGCGGAGGATGTGCAACATACGAATTAAGGTCACTCTTATTCTTATCAGGTCTACCAAAGCAATATCTAGTCCAACCACCCACCTGAATTGCTTCTCTGACAAATTGAATTGGCGAGTTTCCAGACTCTGGCCGTGTTTCACTAGAAACATGGTGATACGCACGAGATACCAGCAGATTCGTAGTAAGAATTTCTTGTATAATGCTTTCATACCACTGCCCCTTTAATTTAGGATATGTTGCTTCAAAACGATCAAGAAGATATTCTGCTACTCTCTTAGGATTCCAGTGACGAGGGAGTTTAAGAAGTATTTGTGCCTCTCGTATCTTGTCTATACCCATTGTATCTACTAAGACAGAGGCACCCATATTGTAATTTGCTCCGTGATTAACTTTCTTTGCCACATCACGAATGGGCTTGTTTTTAGTTTTCTTTCTTTCGTCGTCGTACAATTCATTATAGTCAAGTCCGAAGAAAGCCGATGCATTAAGTGAGTGGAAGTCTCTTTCGCCAGAAACATTAGCGATGAGTGTATCATCCCCGGAAATATATCCTGTATCACGAGACTCAGCTTGTTCAAGATCGCACTCTCCAAAGTAGAAATCTTCATCTGCCCTGAAAGTTCTTTTAACACTAGGACCTCTGGTGATATTGTGTATTTGTAAACCACACCAGAAATGATGTTCTCTACTAGCAAGCCTACTTGTGTCGGTAGCGTGTGGGTTGAGAGCATATAAAGTTCTGCCATGATACTCTTTTCCTTCCACAAGGTAAGTTGAATTCTCTTTTCTCAGCTTCCTAATCTTGAGAATTTTCGTACAGAAGTATTCAATAAATGGGTGCAGTAGTGCAAACCTCTTAAGATTCTTTTCATCAGTAGAAGTTGCTTGTACTCCGAGAATCTTAAGCAGTGTCTGACATTGTTTAGGAGAGTTAGGATTGAATGGCTTACCAATACTTCTCTGGAGTTCTCCTAATACTTGATTAATCTGGATTTCAGTTTCTGCATACGCCTGTTTCCTGACCTCTTCATCTCTCTTAATTCCTGTCATCTCAGCTAGGAGACAAGGAAAATTTAGAGGAAACTCCTTGAGATAATTCCGTTTCGCCCAATCAGGAGCTTCTAGAAGCCAGAAAATAAAGACCCATAAAGTTGTCCATGAGTCTTTAGCATTGTATAAGTAATAATCCATTAGATCTCCTGTCTTAGCGAGATCCTTCCAGTACATTGCATCACGAACAAAGAAAGCTCCAAGAAATCCTAAGTCTTTAGGAAGTTCTGAGAGCCATGAATGAAATGCATTTGCTGTATCAAAGAGCCAGTTATATACCGGTGCTCCATACATGAGGAAGTAAGAGTTATCATACTTCCCATTTTGAAATATTTTCGGTGCTGGCAGAGAGTTAAATTTCTTCACCCACGCCAAAGCATACTCATCTTTTATCGGAATAACATAGCTGCTAGTAGTGAGGCTAGAGTCAGATTCAATAGACAGAGCAGTATAACTAACACACGTAATGCGAAGTGGGTCTTTTGAAGTTTCGATGTCAATTGAGATAGTGAGAGTGTTCTCTCTTCCAAATTTCTCATATGCATCTGTAACATTGGCTGGTTCATAGAGTTTCCAAGAGAATGTATCAGTTGATTTCCAAGTCTCAGGTTTAGTGAGCTTAGAAACAAATCGTTCAAATGTGAACTTAGCATAATTCACTCGTACTAGATGTTCTAGCGGATTCAATATTACATACTCTATTCCGTTCCGAGAGATGAGCGAACCTTGGTAATCATCGAGAGATGGATTCGCTCTTGATTCTACACCTACTAGCTTTTTCAGGAGATGCTTCTGAGTTAGAAAGATTCCAGTGATATTCCTCTTCTTCGCCCAGAGTTCTAATTCAGTAAGAGTAGAAATCTCATCCAGACGCAGGTATACTTTCGCCGTACCTACTAATGCTTTAAAATTGTGTAGGTAAGATTCGTCGTCAGATGTTCCTACAAATGCTAGGATCTTACTCATCCCACAGTGACGCTTCCAGTTATATATTCAACTTCTGCTTTACCTGGAACTACTGTGAACACAAATGTTTCTAAATCAACAGCAAAGATATCCCCGCGATTAACTACTTCCCAAATTGTGGTGGAATTGAAAAGTCTTTTTGAAGGTAAAACACGGAGGAAGATACGATCTTTGTACTTGAAAATAACCATGAGAATCTCCAGAAAGAAAATACCAGTTTTTGGATACAGGAAAACTGGCAAACCTGCTGGAGCTTAGACTACTTCAAGTTTCACGATATCGGTATTGTATGTTTCTGTTTGTTTATTAAGTCTCTTCTTCGTAATCGCGAGAACTTCCATACCATTCGCAGCTTGCATAATCTTTCTCAAGCCGCTTTCACCAGTTGCAGCACCGAGAGGTGCCAATACTTCTTTCAACTTACCTTGAGAAACTTCGTTGACAGATCCGTCATCCTTTTTAAGAATGTACAGGACTTGAGTTTCTTGCTTAGGTTCAATTGGTTTATCTTCCGTAGGATCTGCAAGCTCTTCAGTACTGATTCCAATGAGCTTCAGTTCCACTGCTGGTTTATTGTTAATCACCTTCTCTTCAAAAGATACAAATGCACGGTGAGCACCAGCAGGATAAGGTTCAAATGTCGGAAGATCTGCAAGATCATCAAGTGTGCCATCAAGCAGAGAGTCAAGGTCAGTTTTAGCGCTCATTGTTTATCCTCATAGATAGGTATATTGGTAGGTAAATTAGCAGGTATATGTGGAATTCGTGATGAATGTTGTGCTTCCTCTCTTTCTTGTAACATCGCTTTAAACAAGAGTAGATATACTAACAAATCATCTACTCGCCCTTCAATAGATTCGAGACGCTGACGATTCTTTCCTGTCTGCATATCTCGAATATATTGACCTATTGCATCCCAATGTTTAGCTGCATATACTCTCAATACAGTTTCCATTGGAAGATCAAGATCGACTCCATTACGACGAAAGTTTAGGAGTCTATCATCATCTCCTGAGTATTCTCCGCCTTTGAGAGTTGAGAGTTCTACTAATCTATCGTATGTTGCTTTCATTAGATTAGCAAACTTCATAGAAGGAAAAGATTTTTCTATTTTCATATTATCTTCCTCTCTTTGTAGTGTATGCATTAGCTTTTGCAACTCTCAAAAGTTGTTTCAAATCTACTGTCTCTACTATTGTCTTACCAAGTTTTCCTGAAGCTACTTGTGCCCACAATTTCATCCACAACTTCTCTAGTGGAGGTATATTAATTTTGTTCCTGAGACAGTGCAAGTACAAACGGGTTCCAAGAATCTGAACTGATGATGCAGGTCTACATCTTGATTGCTGAGTGTTACAGCTCATTCTTCTCTCCGCAGTTTTTCAATTGCTCGTAATCTAATTAACTCTGCACAAATCACAGCGGCATGATCGTTTGTCTTTGCTAACTCAGCAAGCCAATCATAGGCTGTTGCTGCATCTCTTTGAGAATAACTTTCTACTTTCCAACATACACTCATTTCTTCGCTCCCACCAATGCACTGATATTCCTAATTGCGGTATGCGCTGGAGTTTTCTGAATTGCCTCTCTTACAACCGGAGGAAATAGATCTGGTTTAAAGATGCGGAGAAGTGTAGGAAACTCATCATTCTCCAAAGTGATATCAGTGCGAGAGCCTGTGAGAATGTTATTTGCATATGTGGTTGCGGAACCAAACACATGCTTCTTGTTCTTTACATCACAGTGTACGACTTCATCAAAGTATTTAGCAGTATTGCGAGAGAAATTAGTGGTGCCAGAAACAGGAACAATCTTTTTACGTCCATC